TCTAGTGAATATTTGTCCATGTTTCTGTATTTGTACTAGTATCTATATTATCCCAAAATTTAAGTGTAGCAACGGTTGGAGTGATAGTTTGACCAGTTATAGTTAAAAAGTTATTAGAATTAGCTATTACATTTCCTAAGAAAGTAGTTACTCCATTACCAGTTAAAGAAAGAATTTGATCAGCTCTTATAGCTATCGTATTAGCTGTTACATTAGCTTGATTTCCTGTAATAGGAATAATATTATTTAATACTAAAGTAATATTTCCTAAATTCGCAGTTAATCCAAAACCTGTTATATCAACTAAATTAGCAGTTCCTGTTACAACATTTCCTACTGATACATCTAAAGCTATTTCAGCCCCAGTTTGAATTGTAATAGATCCACCAGCTGCTATTGAAATTAATCCTAATGAAGAAGTTAAAGATTGACCACTTATAGTTACGTTTGCTTCATTTAATACAGTAATATTATTTACTGATGAATTAATTAATTGACCAGTTATAACTATATCAGCACCTGCTGCTATAGTTACATCACCAACATTTGCATTTAATGCTGTTAATGTTGAAATTGCAAAAACATTTCCATCGCCTGTAAGAACTGCACCATGACCTATGTTCCAGGCGCCACTTGACCATTCATCGGCGTTCCAGTAACCACCAAAATCTACTTGTAATTCTAATTGTTGACCAGTAGCATTAGCAAGAGCATCTGGATCTAAATTCCATTCTCCGCTGTTCCAAGTATTTCTACTCCAACCGATTTCTGCTGTTGGCATAGGAGTTTACCTCTCTATGCTATACGAATTAATCCGTTAGTAGCATCAGCGTTAGGAAACTGTAGCTCGAATGTTCCGTTTGTAGATGTCTTAACACCACCAAAATCTAAAACTGCAATTGCAGCATTACTTAATGTATTATTATAAATTAAAGCAGCTTGTGCAGAAATAGTTGCATTAGCAAATGTAACATTATCAGCATCAAATATTGCTGTAGTTCCATCAACGGTGATTGCAACGTTAGTTAATGTAGCTCCACCAGTTGTGTAATTAGTTCCAGCATTTGAAATTTCATTACTTGTAGTGTATGCTGTAGTGTTTTGGTCTAATGAAGCAAGATTTGAATATAAAGCACACTTTAGTGTAGCTGATGCTAAATTAGATCCGGGTTTCATTAAGTCTTCCTTAAATGTAACCGTGATAGCTTGTGTAATCGGCATTTTTTATTGTCCTCCAGTTAAAGTGTTTTCTCCAAGTGGGCTACCAGGAAATTTAAAGTCCGTTCTTCTTCTTCTACGAGCTTCATTATTAATAGCAGTCACACTCTCAACATATTTTTTGTTGTAGATATTATAGTCTTCCATGTTCTTTGTAAAGATATTTGCTTCAGATAAACTACCATATAAAAGAGCATCTGGAGTATTAGTAGTATAGTAATTAGTCGTATTCGTATTAGATAATGGATTAATTCTACCTTGATATCCTAATTGCATAGTATAAGCTTGATTAGGTGTAGGAGCTAAATATAATGTATTATCATCAAAATTAGCAAAATATTTAGGTTGACCAGTAATACTTGTATTAGGCCAATATTCTTGTACAAATTCTAAAGGTTTAATTTCTAAAAAAGTAACATTTCCACTTACTATTATACTTGCATAATTAATAAGCATAGGTTCTATTGCAGATGGTAAAGTTACAAATCTATCTCCTGAAAAAACTGATGAAGTAACGTTTAAATTAAATCCTACTGGATCAATATCTCTTGATAATCTAAATTCGGTATTATTTATAAATGTGTCTAATTGAGCTATAAAATCAGTTCCATTATTTTCAGCCCAGAGTTGTATATCACTCCTTAGGCTTGAGTATGTCATCGGCATTTTTTTCTTCTCCTGGCATTACACCAAATTTAGACCATACATATCCTTTAAATGCGTAAGTTCCCCAATGAGTAAGAGGACTTAATAAATCAGCGTGTATTTTACCACCAATCTTTTGCCACATTCTACAAAAAGCATAGTCTTCACTTAGATATCTATTACTTTTTTCATCAATAATACAGTCAAAAAATGCATATGTATTTTTAGAACTAAATCTTTCAGTATTAATGATTTGATCACTTGTATATTTAAGATTAGGATAAGCTTTTATCATTTTCGTAAAAACTTCTTTTTTAATACACATAAAGCCAGTTGCAGCATCTAATACTTCAACAAATCCATTTTTCATTTGTATATTTTTAGGATTCGTAAAGTTTAAATTATATCCTAAAGCTTTTTGTTCTAAATTTACAAAATCTCCTTTTTTAGCAAGTTCTGTAACATGATTCCAGTCTACAGATTTTCTTGCATAAATACCACAAGCTATATCGTGGCCTGAATCTAATAGTCTCCATATATTTTTACCTTCAAAACCTATATCAGCATCTATAAACATTAAATGTGTAAATCGATCATCTTTTTCACATAAGTCTAAAAATTGTGCAACTAAAGTATTTCTAGCTCGTGTTACTAAACTTTCATTTCCCATAGTATTAAGAACCATGTGAAAATTATTTTTAACAGCTACTGATTGAGTTTGAAGAATTCCATGAAGATAACCTTCATTTAACATTCCGCCGTAACAAGGAGTTGCTATTACAACTCCATATTTTTTTTTATTTAATTCATCACTCATGGAGTGTTAACAATAACACTTCCTAGAGATGTTGTTAACAAATTTGTTGTAGCTTGTGCTACTCCTACAGCTAATACAGCTCCTGATGTATTAGGATATATCGTTTGTATTTGATCTGGAACACCACCTATGCGTGAATTTGGGACATTTAAACGTGCATTCTCTAAAGTTTCAGCATCAGTAAAATATATTAAATCAAGTTGTGGATGTTTTGGTTCATATTCAGATGTATGTACGAATGAACCATTCCATTCAAATAACATTTCATTATGAGGAAATTCTAATCCACTTCTATCTGATATACTTCTACCATGTTGACCTGATGAAAATTTACTATAAGGTGCTCTATGTGGTTTTTGTCCTCTTTCTCTATTTGAGTTTGCTTTCATTAATAAGCTCTCCCATAACCTGGTACTATTCGTGTAGTAGGTGTAGAGTCAGCAGCTTGTGCTCTTGAAAATGCTTCTTCATAATCTAATTTTAATTCAGCTCGTGTACCTCCATCAATTGATGGTCTTTTTTTACTTAAAAAATAAGCTAGACCTGAACACATTGCTTCTATCCAACGTGATGGCACATCTACGTTTTGATCTACTCCAGCAACAGTGCTTGCAGTTACATCTTCTATTCTTCTAATTCTCCAATATCTCATTATATCAGTAGAGTTAATAGGTGTTGGATATAAAAATAAAACAGGTGTAGCTAATCTTTGTAAAAAATATTGAGTAGGTAAAGATTGAGTAGATTTAACACCGATAGCTTCGTAATCTCCTAAAGCTAAACGTGTCATAAAAAAGTCTTGATCAACTCCACTTTCAGTTCTACGAATACTTGCTTCTACAATATCAACAGTATCAGAGGGTAAAGTGTATTGATTAGTTCCCTGTACTAATGATAGAGTTTCTAATTCTACAGTCCATTGATTATAACCACGATTGGCCCAATCACTAAACATGATATTTAAACTTCTTCTTGCGGTACGTACATCATAACCTAATATTGGATCACCTCCAATACGATCATATGCTTCCTGAATAACTTCAGTTACATTTAAATTAAATGTTGCTGTACCTGATAGTGCCATAAAGACCTACGCAAAAAATACAGTTAATGCTGCAACGTTAGCTAAATTAGCTTGTAGTTTAGTTTCAAATTTTACACCTTCATCTGGTAAACTAATAGATATAGGACCCGATGCAACACTTGCTGCTGTAGTAATACTAAATATAGTTACATTATCATCAGCAAATGTAACTGTTCCAGCATTAGCAGTTGGAGTTGCAATAAAGGCTTTTAATCTAATAGGTCCGCCAAATAAACTAACATTTGATCCATTAGTTGTAGTGCTATTTGCTTTTACATCTGAACCTGACATTTTATCTCCTTATATTAAATTGTATTTTTTTAAATCATCTAATAATAGACTAACTCTATCTTGATTAACAGCTGGTTTTCTTTGAATAGATGATAGTATATCAGTTGAATATTCACTTTGTAAATCAGAAGTACCTAAGTTTAAATTTAAGTTTTTATCTAATTTAGGATCAAAAGCAAAATCTTTACTACTAGATCCATCTGATAAAACAGTTGATTTTCCTACATCTGTAAATTTATTTATTACTTTTTCAATATCTGCTAATTTTTTATCAAGAGTTTTTTCTTCTTTTAAATAATCAGAACCTGATTTAATTTCTCCTCTTCCTGCTGGAGCATCTTCTCTTTCTCCAAGAAGTTTTTGTTCTTCTGATGGTTTATATTCATCTTTCGCTTTTTGAAATTCTTCAAGTTTTTTAGTTTTTGAATCTTTAAATAATTCACTAATTGTTGATGAAGCTCTATCTTTAGTTTCTGAAATTTTAGAAGAAATATCTGTATTAGATAAATTACCAAACGTATTTGCTAAATTACTTCCTATATTTGCTATATTATTAAAATAATTTAAAAATCCGTATTCGTTTTCCATAGTCTTTTAATGAGGGCCCGAAGGCCCTCTATAAATTATGTTACGTTATTATTTTGTACATATTGAACAGTTACAATGGCTTCGCC